TAGCTTTTATCCCTAAGTAAAACCTAAGCGATATATGTAAACACATATCATACTAAACTAAAGACTAAATCTAGATAAAACTCTGAAAACTAAATCTAATACTAAAATCTAAAATAATTCTATGTGTAATCGTCATAAGATTAAGAGGCGTCATAAACATGTGATTAGTATGTCAGAGTGCACACTCTTAAAATGCGAAATCAATTATCCATTAACTTCTCGGGGGGGGTGTTGTTTTGAGTCATCCAAAATAGGTGGCCTAGGTGCCAAGTAAGTCTTTTCACCAATAGCTGCCAATGCCATTTCCTCATAGACAAGTCGCAAGGGAGCGATGCCTACTTCAGCGAAAGCTGCATTTATTCGTTTCTTCAAACTCTCAAAATAACTTCGGCCATGGTTAGCTGCTTCTTCCAAAGCTATTCTGCAATTTTCCACAATCTGTACTCTTGGTGCTTCTTTTCCATCTACCCAATTAGTCAATTCATGTATTGTGTCTTTCTCAATAGCTCCAACCCAATATGAAGGAACCAATTCCGATTTTCGTGGTTTATGTTTGAGGAAAGACATCTGTGTTATGTCTGTAAAAGGAACAATGTTCAAAGTTTTGTCCCAGTTTGTTATCTGCTGTCCATACTCTCGGAATATATCGAAATATCGATTCCAGTCAAAGTCCATGTCTCGGCGTCGATCTATTGCCAAGTGTAAATCATCGCCATAGTCTTTAACCTTCATAAACATATCGAAATAATACAAAGAAGAATTCAATCCGCGTCGTTCTCGATCAATTATCCAAGCACACTCACAATTCAAGTTGTTGGCATCACAATTCGCTGTTGTTGTAAAATAACCTCCTGATCCATTTCCATTAACAAGGTAATAGATCATATCATAGGCTATCACTTTCCGATGCGCCATTTCATCTGCAATCATAAATCTCACTGTTCGGTGTTCGGGTTTCCAATTCGGATCGTATTCTTGATACCATTTGTCTGCTCTATCTGCCAATTCTAAGAAAATAATTCCGGGTAGTCCTGCATCAAATTGCTTATAATCTGCGTTTACATGTTCCGTTGTTTCCTGCGTCATTTCCATGATATAATTATGCCAATCAATTCCACTAACATTCATGCCAACCATAGACCAAAGTTTCCCATGGTTCCGGTTAACATGCGCCGTGTAATGCATAAAATATCGTCTTGCATGGATGGTTAAATCCACCGGTGCCATACAGAAAACTCGGGTACTTCCTTTCTTAACTTTCTCCAATGTTCGTCGTTCATCTTTTAAACAGTCTGTCCAATAGGTATCCAAATAACGATTTCCTTTTCGCCTTGCCCTTTCCCGTTCTCTAACAACTCTGGCT